GGGAAGGCAACCAGTACGATGCGTCCGCTCGAGATTGCTCCGCGCAGCTTGTTGGCGATGTCCGCAACGCGGAACTTGTCTCGCGTGTAAGGGATCTCCGTTGCAAGACGGATGGTCTTGTCGCTGCTCGTTGGGTGTAGGCGAGATCCAAAGTCTCGGTCGCTGATGAACTCCTTGATTGCCTTTGTCGCTCGGATTTCCAGGGTGCTGGACCGCTCGCCAAGAGACTCGCTCTTATAGATCCTGGCCGTAGGATCGGTGCTTACGTTGAACCCGATGGATGCGCTGCTGCGCGTTCCGTCTGGGTGGTTGTCATTGGCAAAGATCTCTAGGTCGAGACCGCGCTCGTCTACCTCTACCCAGCGCGGGTCGATGACGCCGGCAACGTCGAGGACGTAGCGGCGCTGTCCGCCCTTCTTGTAGTTGCGGATGTCACGCAGGGTGAACTCCTGGCCAATCGTCCCCTCTTTGCTGCGACCAAGTGCGCCACCGACTTCTCGTGTCGGAGCTTCTTCGATATTAAAATCACCACGGATACGGTCGATCTCTTCCTGGATCTCCGTGATGTCGGCAGCCTCAGAACGAACAAAGTCTTCTTCTGCAAATACGTTGATGTTGCCAGCATCGCCGCTGAGAATCTCTGCGTCTGCGTTGGCGATCTCCTGCAGCAGGTAGTACATCGGCTGTGCTACGTCTTGGTGCCCAGCCACGTCGTACAGCACGCCCTCACGGAGTAGCGTGCCGGCGGCCCTGCGCAGGTCTGTGACTGCGGCCTCCACAGCCGAACGATCGTTCAACATGCTGCGCTGGTCCTTCTGCCCGTAAAGCGCCACGCTAAGCGCTGAGTCGAATACGTCTTCCGGAACGCCGGCGTCTACCATTACCTTGCGGAACTCGTCTCTAGCTTCCCTCCAGGTTTGCTGATCTCCGCCAGGGATTCTGTTCATCAGGAAGTGCAGGGCGTAGCGACGGACGGCCTTGCGTCCCCGCTCAATCGTGGCGCCGTCAGCCTCTACGTCTGCTGCTGACACTCGCTTTCCTGGCTTCATCTCCTTGCCGAAGATGTGGTCGATGTAGGTCTGGTATACCTTTCGGTCCAGGCCGTGCGGCTTCGATAGGAACTCTGTCATGGACTTCGCGTGTAGCTTGTTGACGTCGTCAAGCAGCGTCTGCAGCCTGCGGTTGTTAGCTACGTCGTAGGTGTTTGTCTCCTCGTCAAAGATCAGCTTGCTGTCCGCAATCTCTGCCACGACCCTTTCAATTCGCGTCGTCGTGTAGATTCCTGCCTGATTCATGTAGTCGACGATGTCAGTCAACAGCTTCTTCTGGATCTTCTTCTGCGAGTCGGACATGTCCCTGCTACGGTGGATCTCGTCAAGTGCGACGATAGGGTCATATCCAAGGAGGCTCTGTTGCTTCTGCAAGTCCTCAACCCTAGAGCTTGTAGGCGCCTTCCTTAGCTCCCCAGTTTGGGTTGCCTCCATGGCAGCCTGTAGATCGGGGGTCGCCGCCGTTGTCATTTTTTCGGGGGCTACACCACCTAGCTTAGTAAAGGACGAGTCAAAGGTTGCACCCTCTGGTCCATACTTGTACCACATCCCCTGCTTGATTGCTTTTGCACCAGCTGGAAGTGTATCAACCTTCTCAAGGATGAAGGTTCTTGAGTTAGGTTTAATAAGCTGGTTTAGGAGTTTACCGCCCTCCTGTTTGATTCTTTCGAAGTTCCAACCTTCGGTTGACTCCCAAGCAGAAACATCTGCCGGATTATTAAAGTCGTACTTCTTGACCTCCTTGATTCTCCAGAACCCCTTAACGCCATCCTGGCTAAAGTCTAGGTGGTCCCCTACTTTCCAGTCAGCAGCCCTAGTGGTAGATGTTCGGAGGCCAGCATTCATTGCTTCGGCGGTGCTCGTAATGTCCCCGGAAATGGCCCTAGGAGCCACGCTGGCAGGCGTTTCCCCCTGAGGTGGCACTGGGAGGCCCCCCTCTGGTGAAACGGGGCTTGTAGCGCCCCCTGCAAGGCCGGGGATAACCTGGAATACGTTTCGGTTAAGAAGGTTGGCAACATATGGCTTGGACGCGGGACTCTTTCCGAGCGCTCTCGATACTGCTGCCATCTTGTCCGCAGCAAGCTGAAGCTCTTGAGGGGTGTGAACAAGTGCGCCCTTTGACCGCGAGCTGTGCCCTTGGAATGAGTGAGCAATGACCTGGCCACCATTCGCTGAATGTGCCGTCTCAAACACTGTGTCTGATCCGTCTGCTCCGCCGCTGTGGATTACTACACTGGAATCGAGTGTCGATACGTAGGACTTGATTGCCTCCGCGCCCTCAGGTGTTAGCTGCCTCGTTCCAATTCCTGCGATCTCTTTGACGTCAGTTGGAGGGGAATCAATTTCAATCCAGCCGTCATACGAGGATTGCTGAGAGTCTGCGTATACCCAGCCATTGGATGACTGGTCGTATAGATATACAGGTACTCCCTCCATAAGCGCGAGCTCTGTGGCATATCCGGTGCCACCCTCTACCTTACCGTTCTTTCCAATTGTTCCTACGGCCACAACCGCGTCTACCTTCTTTGGCTCTGCCTTCGGGGCCTGAGCTTCGGTTGGTGCCCCAGCTGCCGGAGCGGAGGGGGCGACAGCAGCTGGGGTCTCAGTCGGTGCCTCTGGTACGGCGGGGGCTGGAGCCTTGGTCTGTGGCTTTGGAGCTGCGGGCGCGGGTTTAGGCGCCTTCCCCTCGAGGCGCTGATCTACAACCGGGTTGACCGTCTGCTCTAGCTGTTTACGTAGGTCCTTAGGATCCATTCTTCCCCACCCTCTTAGAGGGTATATACTCTCTATTACTATCTTTTAAAACCAGAATCTAAGAGTGTATATTTATTACCCTCTAATTATATCCAACCATGTCAAGGGTTCCCAAACATTAAGATTGCTTATCAGAGGGGTATGTCAGTGCGGAGGCCGGGTAATCCACCCACGAACGCCCCCTAGGCATAAGCCTACGGGGGACTCCCCCCAGCAAAATTCTTGCTGGTGGGAAGTTGCTCTCCCGTATAGGGAGTGCAACCCTCGTCAAGTTCTACCCACCTAGGGTCGAACGCCAGCACTAGCATAGGGGGTTCAAGTGAACAGCCACAAGTGGGAGTATATCGATGGCGTTACATACCATTGCGTATGGTGCGACAAGGATTCAGATTGGGTCATCGGTATGGAATGGGAGTATGGATTGGATTGCGATGGGATAAAAGATGAGGAGCCAGACCCCCGCACAACGCAGGATGTCTGGGCTGCTTATCGTTAGTGAGAGGAGCGGGTTGCTCTCCCGTATAGGAGGGCGACCCGCTGGCTCTTGTGTGAGGAGAGTATGTTGCTCTCCCGTATAAGCCCTTCGGGGCGGAAGGAGTGTACGCTATGGCAATCGTAGCAGTACCGAACGGTCAGGTAATCGGGAAGTTTGACCACCCGAGCGCAGCGCCTCGCCAAGGCGCAATCGATACCATGAAGGTGCAGTTCGATAAGAACACGGGCGAGCAGGAACTCCACTTCATGGTAGAAGACCGAGCCGACGATGGCAAGGTTCAGAACTACCTCTACTGCGTTGCCAAGGGTGATGTAGCACAGGCAGTAATCGACAACCAGTGGAAGGTAGCCAGCATCAGCGGCAGCCTACGCTGGAACCGCACCAGTAAGTTCCTAACCCTGCTAGTTGACTCAGTAGAGTCCAAGTAGCAGGTAGGGTAGGGGGGAGCCTCAGTGCTCCTCCCTATCCCCCTCAGGGGAGTTCTGAAAAACTTGACGAACGCATTGTCGATTGGCGAACGCATGCTCAGTATGGCTGGGATGTAACAATGTAGACAAGAGATGGGGTCAAGTGGGGAGGTGGTGTAATGCTACCTACTCGTGCTTGACTCCCTCGTGCGGGGTGTGTGTTGCTCTCCCGTATACAAACAAGCATAGTAGATAAGGAGTAGACAATGGACTGCAAAGTATGTGGATGTGCAGCATGTTATCACAATGACTGCTGTGACCACACTAATCCGGTAGATGTACAGGACTATAAAGACCTAGACTATATGGAATGGTATGATGTGTACATGACAGGAGCAGACCTGCCTAGCTATGAGAAGATTGTAACAAAGAAGAAGGAGAAGAAGCGTGAGATGTGAAGCGTTAAGGGTTGACCATACCCTATGTATGTATCCACCCCTTAGGATAGTATCAGGTAAGAAGAGGCTATGTATTCTACACGCGGAAGCATTCTTCAGGGGTGAACAGATGAAGTGGGCGCCGAAGCGCCTACTAGCCTGGGATTTACAGCGCAGACTGCAAGTGGCCGTAGAGTACGAAGCATTAAGACATCTTAATATGGAGGTTAAAAATGTGTGAAGACTTTGGAAGCAGCAGCTTCCTAATGGGAGCCATCACCGGCATGGTGGCATCATGGGTAGTAATCATCTACCTATCAGTTATCAAGAAGGAGGATAGATAATGAACGGAGAATGGTTCCTCATTGAGGCAGCATGGGATGTGCTAAGCACAGCAGTAGGAGTGTTCATCGCTATGATTGCCTTCAATCTAGTAGACTATATCAAGAACGGGAGGTAGTATGGGATACGATATCTATACCAGAGAATCAGACATGAAACTATCAGAGAAGTTCGCTCGCAAGTATGGGTATGCCTACCTATTCAAGCCGCTTGGCGATAACGAGTTGACAGTTGAGCAGCTCATTAATAGAACAGATATACCCGATAGCTACAGATTTGCAGGAGATGCGAGAGTATACTTCAGGGCTAACATCTGGGGAATGAACGAGGTGCGCAGGTACTTCACAGACCTATTCAATGAACTGCCGGAGACGCAGCGTAATGAGAAGGGCCAGTTGTTCATTGACTTCATCGATGCCATCAGCTGGAATGAGGGCAGGCATGTCAAGGTACAAGAAATCTTGACCATACTGCAGACTATCCAGTACTTTGGTCAGGATGTAGGGCAGAACGAACTAGTCGAGGAGTTCATTGAGTATATGGAGATTGCATCTACACTAGATGGTTTCCATGTATGGTAGATAGGAAGGGGGGTGGGCAAGAGTCCACTCCCCTTCAGTGTCGGAGGGGGATTGACGCACTTGACGAACGCGTTGGGCGGGCGTGTTGCTCTCCCGTATATAGCCTTGAAAGGAGGCAGGTATGACAGACGAAGTTAACGGTGCAATAGGGTATGGGTTCAGCACGAAAGAGCAGGCTAAGTTCCACTTATCTGCATTTAATACTATCGTTGAGATGATGTCTCAGATGGCAGAGAATCCACGGGGTATCATAGATTTATTCCCTAACTACTTCTTAGAGGTAGTTGATAAAGCAGTAGAGATGGGCGCATTCGATACAAAGCAGGAAGCACTAAATCATGCAAGCCAAGCACTAGCAGATTTGTTCGCTATCAATCAACGGATTGCATTCATGTTCGCAACAGAAGTAGCAGAAGAGATTGGAGGTCGGCTGCCAGACGATAGCCTCATGATTAATCCAATCTTGCGCCGCAAGCCAAGCGAAATGACAGAAGAGGAGGTGATGGATGAGTTGAAGCATATCATGGGCAGGAATACTGAAGGAGGAATTCAATGACAGATATAACAAGCATTGAAGGCCTTAGCTGCAACGGACAAGAGCATCGTGTGCGAATCGATGTGGTTACCTTCATTGAGGTACCAGACGAACGCTTCATGCTCGATGTCTACGGCGACAACGGCAAGATTTCTAGTGAAATAGCAGCGTTCAAAGCTAAGGTAAACCCTAACGCATCAGTGTATTATGATTACTGCTGCGACGAATGTAAGGAGGCAGTCAATGGACCTCGAACAAGTTCGTGAGAAACTAGAAAACGCAAGAGGTGAAATGAGCAATGCATCTAGCCGTGCAGGAGATTTAAGAAGGGAGGCAGACTATCTTGAGTCAGATGTAGACAGTGCATACAGCGCAATCGATGATGTCCTTGATAACCTAACAGATTATCAAACGATTGACATCGACCAGCATCGCATGCTCATTAGGTTTCTTGGCAGAGTAGCAAGGCTTAACCTCTACCTCTATCGTTCCATCATTGATGGCACGACAGGGCAGGCATTGACCAATGAGGATGAGACGCGAGCACGCGAAGCAATGAACATCCTAGACAGGTTGTTCAAGCTAGACCCAATCGACGGGGATGGTACCCCAAACAAAGAATTTGTAGTTGAATATGACTACAATGAATATGCTTGGATTGTCAAGCAGAAGAAGGAGGAGAACAATGGGTAAGGATGTAGTTAAGGTTCTTAAGAAAGGTGTTCCAAAGTTGCGCGAGTTGAAGGATATTGACCAGCAAATCAGCATCCCTCTCGGAAGCGTAGAGGCGTTGAAGCAGGCATTTGATTCTGCTCTCCCACAGTTGGGTCGTGAACTAGCTAAGCAGTATCACACATACGGTCGCAAGTCCGTGCTTGATGCTACAAGCCTGGCCGCAGATGCATCGATTGCATTGTCAGGTATCGTAGACACTGGCTATCATGGCAAGATTAACGCACTTGCTCAGTCAGCAGGCTATGAGGCAGAGAACTGGACAGTCACAGACAAGTGTGGCACCACAACTCGTGTCGACTGGAATGATTTGTATGAGGACAAAGAGGAAGTAGAAATCATCGTTCTCATCTCACGCAAGGTTAAGGATGCCAAGGAACTAGCCAAGGCTGGCGTCAAGTAATCTATGGGGATGCAGGGGGTGGGCAAGTGCTCACCCCCACATGCCCGGAAAGGAGTAGACATGTGCAGTAAGTACAATGGATGGAATAACTATGAGACATGGAATGCCATGCTATGGATTAACAATGTAGATGGTATGTATGATGGCATAGTAGATGCACTCGAACAGCAAATCGAGCAGTTCGTTGACGAAGGTACATGGGATGAGGATGGGTACCTGCAGTACGCAGAGCAATTCATCCGTGATTACTTCACAGATAACTTTATCATGCAGGGAAACAATGACTGGTACAATGACAACCATGGCCCAATCAGTGACGCAGTAGGTACATACTTACAGATGGTAGACTGGCGCGAGATTGCTCAGTCAGTATGGGATGACAAGAAGCATGATTGGAGGTCAGAACGTGAGTGATTGGAGAGAGATTAACTCGCATGAGTACGAGGACGGATATGGATACCGTATATTCCATGACGATTCTTACGATGCGTCAGACTATGAGCGTGGCTTCAAAATCTACGCTACATCAGGTGCTGCTAGGTACATACCGGTAGATGTATCTATCAGCGCAGCAGATGCAGATGAGGAGAACAGGGTTCAAGACCTGCTTCGTGCAGCTAAGGCCCATGTCCCACTTTATCTGCTAGCACATGGTGATGTAAGTGTCAGCACTAATCCATTCCATGACCCGTATGATAGCGGTCAGTGTGGATTCGCAGTGCTCGAACAGGACTCACCGGTAGATGGTGACATGGCCATGATGGAGCTAGTGCTTGAGCAAATGGTCAGAGAGTACGACCACCTATTGCGTGGCAATGTGATTGCATGGCAGGTAACTAAGCGTACCGTATGTGAGTCATGCAAGAACTCATCCGTTGAAGTCATCGACAGCTGCGGAGGATACATTGGCTTCGACTTCAAGGAGTTGGACTCATTGGCCAATGAGGTCATTGATGTAATCAATAGACATAGGGAGGCAGAACATGCTAGCAAATCAACCAGAACCTCAGACGATTAGCATAGACTTCGAGAAGTTCTTGCGGTATGTAGACCGCAGGTTCCAGGAAATCTGCGGTATGAGCATCCATGATGTTGCAGACTTTGACTTCTGGGACTACTACCCAGGCGAATCAGCAGAGAAGATTGTGTATGCGCAGGCAGTACGAGATGCTGCTAGCGCATGCCTAACCAACGCAGCTGATAGCATGGGCATGAGCTTGACTAAGAACAAGACATGCGTTGAATGCGGCAGAGAGTTTGATATATACAATGAGAAGGACGCAGAAGAGTGGGAGTATGGCCACGACTGCGAGGTCATTAGTGTAGCAAAGTACTAAGGTAGAATAACTTCAATGGCTAGTACTGGAATCCTTCCCCAGTACTAGCCATTTTTTTAATCAACGCAAGCCGTATATCAAACTTGGCGAACGCATTAGTTCAGCAGTTCGCTATCCTCACGACTTGACGAACGCGATCTCTTTCGTGGAGGAGGAGGAGGCGTACTCATCTTAGATGCCTTGTCGAATCCCATATCTACCAATGTCTCCCGGACTGACGTGAACGCATCTGTCCAGCCCTCGTCATACGCATCGTCGTATGTATCTTGCAACATATTGCCAACCTCTTCCTTCGCGTGATCACACATAGTGATGTGGCACGAGCAATGAACGACCATCTTCTTTACTGCCATGCTACCCCCCGAAGCTAGCTGTAGACTTCATGAACTCCAGCTCGCAGATACCGGTAGCACCGTTGCGATGCTTGGCAATCTTGCAACTCACACTCTCGACAGGACGTGTGAAGTCTGGCTCTTCCTTACGCCACAGCATAAGCACCAGGTCGGCATCCTGCTCGATGGCGCCAGAGTCACGAAGGTCTGACAAGCGAGGCTCTCCTGACTCACGGTACTCAGACATGCGGCTCAGCTGCGACAACGCAATCACCGGCACGTCAAGCTCACGAGCTAGCGCCTTGAGTGCACGGCTGATGTCGGCCACCTCGTTGACTCTGTTGTTGTCCTTGCGTCCCTTGTCTGGGGTCATGAGCTGGAGATAGTCGACGATCACAAGGTCGATACCCTGCGACGTGGCGATCTTCCTGCACTTGCTGCGGATAACGGAAGGTGATCCAACTGGTGAGTCATCTACGTAGATGCCAAGCTGTGCTATACGCTGCGCTGCCTGGTCGATCTCTACTAGCTGCACCATGTCCAACCCGCCATGTCGGATAGCCTGAAGTGGCACACCGCTAGCGCTGGACAGGATGCGTGCGCCAACCTGCTCAGCGCTCATCTCGATTGAGAAGATTGCAACCTTCTTTCCTGACTGAGCAGCCGACAGCGCCATGCTAGTGGCCAACGCTGTCTTTCCCACGCTAGGTCGGGCTGCAAGGATGACAAGGTCAGACTTCTGCCAGCCACCTGTGACCGCGTCGATGCCGGAGATCCCGCTCACTACACCTGGGCGAATGCCATCCATGACAATAGACTTGATCCTACCCTGCGTTGCGTTCATTAAGTCTTGAGCATCTGACCACCTTGACACCCTGCGCTTGTTGCTAATATGGAACAGTGTCTTCTCTGCATCGTCGAGAGCAACCTCAGCATCTTCCGGCATCTTCCTGGCGATATCGACGATCTCAGTACCAGCCTTTGCCAGGCTGCGGAGCATAGCCATTCGGTCAACGATCTCGAAGTAACTCTCCGCATTCACTGATGTCGGAGTCTCATTCATTAGGTCACTGATGTACGACAGGCCGCCGATGTCGTCGACCTTGCCACGAGACATGATGTTCTCTGCAATGGTAACGGTGTCGACCGCCATGTTTGCACCATGCACCTGGCGAATGGCCTCAGCTACGATGGCATTGCGCCGGTCGTAGAAGTCCTGCGGGTCTAGCTCGATGTCGTTCAGCACATCCTGATCGATGAGGATTGAGCCAAGCAGTGATCGCTCAGCCTGCTGATTGTTCGGTGTTGTCGTCGTCATCTTTCTCCCTCTCTCTCTGCCACATGTAGCATGGCTTCATCCTACCACGTTCGATACGCTTGCGGTACTTCCCGCACACAGGGCACTCGCCTGTGATATCTCCATCGTCAGTATCGATAGAGGGCTTCGAGTATGTCGACTCCATCCTGCGTTACCTCCAGCTTGGGTGCCGTACCACACCGGTACTCGAACACCGTTCCATGCACAGGCTTGTCCTTTTCCTCCAGCTCCACGCAACCCCATGTCTCGCATGTGTTGCAACCAAACGATGTAGCTAGCCTGTCGTCCCTGATTATAACATAGTCCTTGTGACCCTGCTCATACATAAGCTCCATGCCTACGGCTTCCAGCTTGCCGATCTTCGTCCGGCTGCGGAAGTACTTGCTCCTGTCTTTACCTGCCACGCACGTACTCCTCTCTATACTCAGATACCACTACTTTTATCCTTCCCTTATATAGAGGGGCGAGCTTCCTGAACGCTGCCGGTGACAAGTCTATCACACCAAACTTATTCTTGCATGCACGGCAGAAATCCCTGACCCATACTGTCACGCATCTGCCGTTAGCTGGCCTGCATACGTTTACCCGGTACGGCTTGTCGCCCCACTTCCAGCTACCAACCGCAGCGTACATAACCAACTCGCCGCCACGACCGCCGTCCTTTTTAGACAGGTAGGGGGAGCAGGTCTTCCAATGTCCGTCGTAACATCTTCCATCTTCACCGTACCACGTGGCGTCGCCTCCACCTAGCATGAGAGCTAGGGATAATACTAGATCAATCATCAGTCTCCTCCGTACTTCTTCCGTTCAGCTGTGCATTCATTCTGCACACTTCGCAAGTACGGTAGTTGATGTGTGTATGCTTTGTCAAGGGATCAACCCTATCCCTGCCGCCTAGGGATTCATACTCGATGCCGAACTGCCTACAGTATTCACGCAGACCCAAGCCAAGCCTCTTGGCGTCTGCTTTGAATATACTAAGGGCGTCTTCGGCTGGCTTCTTGGTCACGCCACTTACCGGCTATCGACAACGCCATCTGCCTTGCTGCTTCTGGACCAAGTAGATCCTTGCCTTCAGCTAGAACTTCTGACGTCGATGGCTTGGTGTTCTGTACTATCTGGGCCTTCCAGCCCGAAGGTCCATAGATCATCATCAGGCTAGCAACCTTTTTCCCTCCGATGACGATAGGCATTGTATCTACTTCCGGCATCATAGGTCCTCGTCTTCTCCCCTTGACACCTCTGACCACTTCTCCTGCCCAAGGGCAATGAGAATGGCGGCGTAGTTAATCGTATCTATGAGTGCGTCGTGAACCTCTGGCGTGTACCAGTTGCTGTTCATTTCAACCCTACCGTCTACGATCTTTCCGTTCATGGCTCGGGCGATTCGGTTCACCTTGTCCATAGCCATTCGTGAGAATACACCATGGGGTCCAAGGCTCTCGACATTTGCCGGACCATACGAACCCTGGCGTGACACCATGATATCGTTTGCCTCAGCAAACACTGACTTAAAGTAATCATTGAACGTCCGGGGTACCCTCACCTTACTTTCGTCCAAGGTAGACGAAGAGGAGCGCTGCCACTGCGACACTCGTGCCCGGTCGGTCAGCTCCGATTGCTGCGAAGACGGCAGCCGATACAACGATCCTAGACCAGAGGTTGTCTTTGTTAGCAGCCACTCTCGTTGCGTTGATGAATCCCTGTACTTTGCCTTGTCGTTCTTCTCTTTCATCAGGCGTTGTCGCCATTGGCGCCCTCCTTGGCTAGCGCATCCGCTGCGCGTGCCGCTATCTGGTGTGCGTCCGGAACTTCTAGCTCCTTAAGACGCGTGTGGATTAGCTCGAACGTCTTAGCCCACGCAACCGCGAGCTCAAACGTTGTCAGCTTCTTCTTCGGCCTTTGCATCTTGACCTCCAACTAGATCGAGGAAGTCATGCTCCTCGATTACCACAAACACACGGCGCTTGCTGCCGGAGCCAGGCGCATCTCCAACCACTAGCAGTGGTACCTGGTCTGCCTTGCGAGGTACAGCCTGGAGCCACCTCCAGTACTTCTCGCTGAACATCTGACCGCACTTGGCCTGAATGTTGAACTGCCCTGCAGATACATCCTCAGGACCACCGTACTGGCCTACCCTTTTCCCCCCAAACTTATGAGCTACCTCCCGCTCAAAGGCGTTACCCCTTGAGCGGTTGAGCCGACCTCTCCTCGATGCGTCAGTCACCTAGGTCCTCCAAGAACACTGGCATGCCACGCCCGATGTAGGCACCGGCGATGTTGTAGTCGAAGTACTCCAACGCCTGGTCCCACGCATCTTGCTTAAGCACTTCCCTCTCCTCGTCGGAGGTGTTCACCCTGTTGTTTATCTCAGTGACAATGTCGTCAGCAATGATGTCAAGCATTGCCTTCTTACTGTAGATGTAGATGAACACCTGACCGCCTTCAGTAAACTGTTGGCCGACACCGATGATAGCGTTGTCGAATCCATCAGCTTTCCATGCCTCGATGTCTTCAAGGAAGGTCATGCTTAGGTCTCGCCTACCCATTCTTCTTACCGCGCAGTGCACCGTAGCGTAGCGGTGAGACATCCGACACCAGCATGGTGAAGTACATCTTGCCGTTATACTCGCGGTCCTCATTAAGCTTGCCTACCACGTGGACGTTAGGGCGAGGGTCCTTCTCCTGTGAGAGAGCCCACTCGTAGACCTTGCCAACATGGTCCATGGCATCCTTATCGAAGAAGCGTAGCGTGATGTATGCGTACCGGTCAGGTGCCG